CCCTTTGCCGTTCGGAACTTACCAGCGGTCTGGCGTGCAGCGAGAGCAGACCATTGGCCTGCCGCCTGGGGTGCCAAAGGTAAACCTAGACATCAACCTTTACGCCGCGAGCTATGCCGTCATCCGAGAACTGGCTGACGCCTGCCGTGAGCGACTCGACCATTTAGACATCACCTCGCAAGGCGTCTCAATTTCGAATGTTACAATCGAGGATGAGAGCGAGGACATCGTGCAACTGGAAGGCGGCGACCTTCCGCCTGCGTGGCAGGTAACTTTCCGGCTTTCCGTACAGTGGAGTGAAGCATAATGCCAGCACCAGCAACCGCATCCAACATGACCATCAGCCTGCCGGGGAATATTACCTCGTCAGACGTTTTTAGTTTCTCGATCAGCACCTCGGGCGGCGACACGATTGACGTGACACCGCTGACGCAGAACGGCGGCAGCCGCACCTACGTCGGTACGCCTATGGGCAACACCATCGAGGCCAGCGTGAGCTATTTCGGCAGCGGCACGCCGTCCGTGGGGGATGCCGGAAACGTGACCATCGGCGACATCACCTTCTACGGCGTCTGCACGTCAGCCTCAGGCACGGCAGCAGTCAACGACGTGGCACGATTTGACGCGACCTACCAGCAGATTTCAGCATCCTAAGGGGATACATAAATGGCAACCAGTTCACACACGACGACCGTGACGGCCCCCGGAATCTCTGGCGGCCTGATTACCAACGTGCAGGTCAGCCAGAGCGGGGACGACGTTCTCGACGCCTCGCATCTCGGCCAGGCCGATGGCTCGGCAGCCCTTCGCTACGCTTCGCCGTTTGAAGGCACAACCGAGGTTTCGATCAGTTACATCGGCGACTCAATCCCGACCGCTGGCGATACCGGAGCGGTGACTGTCAGCGGTGCCATCAGCGTATCGCTGGCGAATGCGATTTGCACGAGCAGCTCGATTACCGGCTCGGCTGGCGAACTCATCACGGCAGACGCGACCTTCCAGGCTATCAGCTAGCGGGGGTGCCGCATGGCTGGAGTTGCTTACGGTGTAACGGTAACGCTGCCAAGCGGCAGCCTGTCTGAAGTCTCGTCGATACGGGCTAGCAAGGGCGGGCTCTCGATTGGGGTCAATAGCACCTACAACCCCAACGCTGGCACATTGACGCTGACGAGTTATGACGACCCGCAGGCAACTATCGGCGTGCGTGGTGCGGTCAGTGTATCGGGACAGAATATAAACTTCACGTTTCCGCGAGCCTATGTCCAGTCGGTTGACACCTCGGCTAATACTAGAGGGGTTGTGACTTACACGACCACCGTTCGACTTATTGACATAGGGAGCTAGTAGATGTCCGAGTTGCTCAACAAGATCAAAGCCGCTGACAAGAAGAACCTTCTGCCTGTAGAAGTGCCGGAGTGGGGGCTGACTGTTTACATCAAGCAGCTGACCGTTGGCGAGCGTGACAGCTTCGAGGCTGAAGCGTTTGCGGCCCGCAAGGGCGATGGCCTGATGGACAATCCCCGCAGCAAGTTTCTCGTGCGGACGCTGTGCGATGAGAACGGCGAGACGCTTTGCAAACCGGAGGAGTTTGCCGAGTTGGCTGGACTGAGCAGCAAACCAATGGAGCGGCTGTTTGAGAAGGCACAGGATCACAACAGCCTGACAGACAAAGATGTTGAGGAGTTAGCAAAAAACTAAAGGCCCGGCCTGTGCGGATGTTTTTATTCCGCCTCGCCGGGCACCTCGGGAAAACAGTAGCAGAGATCGAGGCGACGATGACAAGCCGCGAGCTCGCAGAATGGATGGCGTTCGATTTGTACCACCAACCGCTCGACAACTCGTGGCGACAGGCTGGCATCGTTGCTTCGGCAGCGTTGGCACCGCACTGCAAGCGTGGCAAGGCACCGGCCCCCGATGACTTTGTGCCGAAGGCCAGGCTGCCGCAGACGCCCGAGGAAATGGCCGCCGAGCTCGGCAAGCTCAAGATGCTGACGGGGGGCAAGTGATGGCAACCAGCGTCGGCCTCAACTTCAGACTGACTGCCGCCGTCGACAAGTTCGAGGCGGGGATGCGAGACGTTGAAAAGCGTCTAAACGGCATCGAGCGGAGCAGCAAGCAGACGGCTAGCGGGATGAAGATTCTTGCCACTATTGAGGTTGGCAAGCTCTTGGTTGGCGGGCTTACACAAGTTTTCAACATCATGAAAACCGGAGTGAGTTCAGTGACCTCGCTTGCCAAAGAGGCAGCTGCTGCGGCTGATGCCATTGGCAAGCTGTCTGCATCGACGGGCGTTTCTGCTGAGCCTTTGCAGGTGTTCCAGAAGTTGGCGCAAGACAACGGGATCTCTGGCGACAAGCTCGGCGAAGCTCTCAAGCGAATGACTAAGCGTCTCGCAGAAGCCAAGATGGGTTTCGGTGAGGCACTGCCTGCACTTGAGCGGCTTGGGCTCAATGTCGACGACCTCGCAAACATGAAGCCAGAGCAGGCGTTCTTGAAAATCGGCGCAGCGATTGGCGAACTTCCGCAAAAGGGTGCGCAGGCCGCAGCGGCGTTCAAGATATTTTCTGACCAAGGCCTCGCGATGGTTCCCATGTTTGCCGACATGGAAAAGAACGTGAAGGCAACTGCCGATGAGCTGCTCGACTTGGGTGCTGTCCTGAGCGGCACGCAGATCACAAACATTGAGACGATGAATACTCGCTGGCAAACTGTCTACGAAACAATTCAGAAAATCGGCACCCAAGTGCTCGGCAACCTAGCACCTTTGATAACACAGATGGCCGAGGACGCTTTGGCTCTAGTCAAAGCGTTTGAGTACAACGGCAACCAGGGCGGCCAGGCTTTGGCGAACTATTTGACTGATGCCATGCTCGATGGTGCCGAGATGCTGGCAGGAGTGTATGACAACGCAAAAGACTTTTTTGCCACGTTCGTGATCGACCTTGGGCATTGGCTTGCTGACTTTGGAAAGTGGGTCGCACGTTGGACTGATACGAAGTGGGACGGCTCGCCGATGGACTTTGAAAAGTTTCATAGCGAAATCGCCCAGAATCTACAGAAGCAAGCCCGTGCATTGGATAGCCAGCTGAGCGACATGGAAGTCATGTCAATGCTCACTGGTGGACTCATAAATGACCAAGAGGCTCAAGGGGATTTGATGCGAAAGCGGAACGCGCTTATGGCGCAAGCTCGGGACGCAGAATCTTCCTACATGAGCGAACGCAAGAAGTCTCTTGTCGGCGAGACTTCAATGGTTCAGACACTAGCCAACCTAAGAGCTAAAAGAGAACAGACGGAAAACGAGCAGAGGGCGGCACTGAATAAGCTCACGCAGGAGACAGCAAAGACCGCTGTCTCTACCGAGACTCTAGCGAAGCAAAACAAAACAGCCGAAAGCATTATGAGCTTTTTCGGTAAAGCTACCTCTACAGTTTCAGACGTTCTTAATCGCGGGCCGAAGGCGGCTGTCGATGCACTTTCAAACGGCTTGGGGAAGCTAGCCAGTGCTGCCGGAATTACCCAGCAGTCGATGGAGCAACTGCGGGCCACACAGGAGCGACTCAACGCAATTGAGCAAAGCGAGTTGCAGCGACGCATGGGCGTCTGGGAATCTGCTGCCGCTGAGTGGGCGCAACGAATGAAGGCCCACGGTGCAAACCCGTTTGAGGTCGAGAGAATCGTTGCTGTGCACCGTCAAATTGAGGAGCAAAAGCAAAAGAATTTGCTGGGGATGTACCGCGACACATTCACAGCGAACGAGGCAGCACAGAAAGTAATAGAGCAGAGGCGTCTTGACCGAGAGCAACGTGCCGCAGACAGAGAAGCCAAGCGACAGGCTGCAATAGATGCAAGGTTGAAAAAGAATGGCGACCTGCAAGAGCAAGCATATAAGGATTTCGGAAAGCTCACTGACATTGGCAAGTCGTTTGGTGACTGGTGGAGCGATTGGACAGGGCCGGAGATTGAGGAAGTAAAGCCTGAGCTAGAAAAGCAGACTCCAATTCTTGACGACATACGAAAAGCCGCCGAGGACTTCGGCAAAAACTTTGTGGTGGCACCTATCGGCTAATGGGCATGATCGAAATACACCCGCGAACATTCACTCGAAGCCGAGGCGGCACGCCTACGGCAGAGCGGCGATTCGTTGACACGCCAGATGTTACGGTAGAAGAATCGCTGCCAGTATTGGGCGAGGTTCACCCTGAGTTTGCCGCCATGACCTGCGTCAGC